ATTCCTGAGCGGATACCCCGATAATTCGGCATAGACGAGACCAAGCGCAAGAAGAAATCACGGGAAATGACAATCTGCGCAGGGGCTTTCGGGTCGTATTTGATGAGGTAAATTTGCCGTAACCAGGGGTTAGCCCCCAACAATCTACAGTGCTGAATGAACGCAATTGCCTCCGCATCGGAGGCAGTGGGGCAGAAGAATTGACGGACAATTTGGATGGACAGTTTGACCCGACGATTGTTCGTGTCTAAGTATTCCACGACCTTATCCACTTTCGCCAGTTGCTTCGGTTCGGACATCTTGTTCACCTCCATTGGTATAGTTTATTTCGGTCAGCAAAAGTTGCAAATGCAAATCGCCCAACAACTCCCCCACCGCCACAATTGCCTTTCCCAACGCCCGCACCTCTGACCAGGTATCGCATCCCCACTCCTCCACCAACTTTCTCAACCAACGCTTCACCACCTCCCGCTGTTTTTCTCCGTAATCACGCAGCGCTTGTGACACCGACATTCTCATCACCTCTCTTCGTCTTCAATGAAGATGTCCACCAACCAAAACTCAATGGTTGCCCCTTCAGGGAGCGTCGTCGTCCCCTCAGGCAACCGAGGTCCCCGATATTGGACGACTAACAAGGCATCTCCCTCTTTGACGGTGAGGGTTTGACGGTTGACCGCCAAAGACATTCCCAAGATGTTGGAGGCGATAGAGGCTAAATCGGGGTGACCGATGTAGGATTGGAAGTTATTTCCCCGCAAGAATTCACGAGCATTGTCAGGGGAAAGTTTGGTGACCAATATATGCGCCAGAACGCAATTGTCTGGCAACATATTGAGCGAGAACGCATTCGTCACATAGACCATCCGACATCCCTCCTTCGGTTGGCTTTTCATCTCCGTCCGCTCTCATATATAGCACACCCCGCCAAAGATTTCAACCCCGAAAGGGCATCAAAACGCCCGAAAATGCGGGCAAAATGACGCAATTTACCCCGAATTTTCGCCCCACAATAACAATGGCGATGGGGAAACGATGCCGTGAGCGACATTATATAGGGGAGCAACGATGCCGTGCTTTGTCCAACGGGGATAATAGCGGTCAAAATCATCCAGAGCGTCTCGGAGACGGGCTTGTTTATTAGGGATTTTCAGCATCTTGACCGTTTCAGCACATTTCCGCAGCGCTGCGTGGGGGTCTTCATCTACCGCAATAACTTCCGCCACGATGCCGTTTGTCCCTGCACAAACCAACCGCCCATGTTCGTCTTTCATGACATCACAAAGATGCACATGAGCAGGATACCGTCCCTCGTGCACCCACAGCGGCACTCCCTTCGCAATTTCCTCATACAACCGCTTCATGAACTGTTTATCAGGGTGCTCAACGGGGCTGGGAGGGATGGAGACTTCAATCCCAACGGCAAACTTTGTTTCGTCTAAGCCCTCTATGACCTCTAATTCCTCGGTCTCTTTGTGACACATCCGCCAGATAATCTCACCCCAACCCACGCTTCCTTTGAGATGATGGAGACAATAGTAAGCGTTATACCCTATCCGAGGGGTTAACTCCAAGGCATACAGTTCATTCGTGTCTTCCTCTACCATGATGTTGATAGACGCAGGTCCTGTCCAACGGGTTCGTTTGACTTGCTGAGCGAAGGGGAATAACACTTCTTGCAACACTCGCACATCCGTGCGATAGGAAAACCAACACACTGATGACATGCATCCAACAGTCATCCCTAAATCGTCCACCAAGAATTTCTTTGTCTCTATATCGTAGTTCGCAGGTAGGAAGGGAAACCCATTGCCAAACCACAATTCTACATCTATGTTGCGCCCCTCAATGAACTGCTGCACATCAATTTCCATCGTGCTTAACCCCAAACTCTCCCACCAATCCAGCACCTCCAACGCATCTTCTACGCCTTCTGAGATATACACTTGCACTTTGTTGTCGTGGGGTTTCAAAACCCAACGAGCAGGATATTTTTGAAGGAATTGACGAGCATCTTGGGTTCCTTGGGCAGTATAGGTCAATGGCACTTTGATACCGCAGTATTCAAAGAACCGCATCGCATACTGTCGGTCTTTCTCCATGCGGTCAGCCCAAGCGCTCCCGCCCCAAACGAGCCATCCTTGACGCCGATACTCGTCCAACATCCGTCCCATCCCGATATTGTCCGCCACCAAAATCCACTCTCGTCGGAAATCTGTCCGCAACACCTCGTCTAAACTGTCCACCTTTGTCACCAACCCCTCCGCCACATGTTTGTAAGTCGGTTCGTGGATATAGACGACCGCCTCATGCCCTTCCTCTTGGAGCCACAAAGCCATGTTCCAGCACCAGCCGTAGTTGGACACGACGACAAATTTGCCCCGAATATTCGGCTGACGACGCACCAACACTTCCATCACTCTATCGCCTCCTCTATCTGTTTGGCTGCCTCTATTTCAGAAAGCGCCCGTTGCATCATCTGCCGTCGTAACAGGTCTCTATACTTTCGCACCACATATTGGCGCAAGTTTGTTTTAGCAGCATAGCGGAGGATGTCCAGCAAATACTCCGCAAAGGGTTCTTTGTCGGGAGAAATATAGCCATAGCGCCGTAACCCTGCAATAACTGCCTGAGGCATAAATTGCCCGTTATGGAACCAGTGCTCCGTCACCTTCGGGGCTCGTTTCTGTATCTCCTCAGGTCCAAAGATAAGCATCATAGCGATGAAGTCGTTGGGTTTAGACATGATGAACTGATACATGGCATCTTCGGAAGTATTAGCGGCTTGGAGAAACTCTTGGATAGACTGCCCAAAGAGGCTATCTTTGTGTCGTAACCATTGAGGCATCGCTGTGAGATACAACATAGCATTTATGTCAGCGAAGGTATTTGCCCGACGAGCATATTCGGTCAGCCCCACAAAGACCCCTTGAGCAGGGATATGTCGGAAGGCTCGGATAAAGTTGTGTGTTTTTACTATATCCGATGCCCGCTTGCGTTGGACTTCCGTCACAGGACCAGCCAACTTATGGAAGAGCAAGAAAGGTGGATAATGACCATAAGCCCAAGGCAACCCTGCAATGGCTTGGGCGGTTGTCGCATACCACTTCTCTCCCAACTCGGCGACGGCAGGAGCAGGTAACCCTTGCCGCATCTCCGTAATGGCTCGCCCTGTCCGAGCCAACTGCCCCAACGGGAACCATTGCACGGCACGAGCCGTCGTCGGATTAAGCGACGCCATTGCCATCAATGCCCAAAGGACATCCGCCAGTGTGGATACTTTCGCCGTGTCCGTTCCGCCTCGCCGCATGTATTCCATAGACTTCCACAGTTTCTCCATGAACGGCGCATCCTTGTATTTCGGCAGTTCGCTCAATAATGAGAAAGCCCGATACAGTTCTACGCCTTTCGTCACGGCATTGTAGGTCTGTGCTACGCCTCGGATGACGGGAGGCACATCCGTCGTCATCGTCGTGTCATAAACGGCGGGGGCATTCCCCATGAAGGCGTATGCCATCAAGTTCCCCAACCGCACGACCGCCCGAGGCGTCATCGCCACTAACCCCTCTTCTACCAAATTCGCCAACGACAAACTCTGGTCATCAGGCGGATAACCCAACGGCACCTCTTCTAATTGTCGTCCCGTCAGTGATTGATAGAGTGCATTGAGCGACAACAATCCGAGGTTCATCACCGCTAACGCTACCAAAGTCTTAGACAATTGCTCCAAGGCATCTATGGCAGCACTGGCAGGTTTCTGTCCTCGGAAGACCGCCACAAGGTCCGAAACGGCTTTAAGAGGCTCTTTCAGCAACAACTTGGAGTTCGTTTCAGCAATAGCGAACCCCACGACAACAAACTGGCGAACAAGCGGACCTAACAAAATTGCCATCCGAGCGTCATTAAAAGCAACAGGGGCAAAGGAGACATTCGGGGTGGCTTGCACACTCTCCGCCAAGTTCGCCCCATATGCTATTGCCTCCCGTAAGACTTCGTCAGTTATCGGTAACCGCTTGGATTGTGCCTCGGCGAGATAGGCTTCCATCCCTGCCAATGCCGTCGCTATCACCATCGCCTCGTCTAACAACTGTAACGGACCTAACAACAACTCCGTCAATTTTTCGCTGAGCGTTCCATGCTGTGCCAACTGACGGTCTAATTGGGCGAAGGCAGTGGCTTTTCGGTCGGTCGGCAAAGTGGGGTCTAACAAATCCGCAATGGCGTTCGCTAAAGGTCCTTTCTCTTGCGCCGCCATCGTGAGGAATTCCACGCCACGCAGAACGGCTGCCCGATGCGACTGTTCGTGCCGAGCCAACAAGGCAGGTATCCGTGCCAGCAACATCCGTTCCACAGGGCTCAGTTCCCAATTCAGTTGGCTTCGGAGCGCAATCCACAGGGCTCGTGGGAAGTGCCAAAGAGGAAGTAAGGCATAAAGAGGAGCCCCGAAATCGGACACTAATCGGGCAGCAGCAGTTGCGAAGGTGGTGATTTGCCGAACGATGGAGTTGATGTTGGCGGCTAAGGCTTGGATTTGGGTAACGGAGAGGAGCCGTGCTGCTGCCCCACCCAGTCGGGTCGCCATCTCCAAACTGACCATCGGTGCCGACTGTGAGAGATAATTCGCTATCAACTCCCATCCTTCGGCTCGCCGTGCCAAGGTGTCCACAAAGACTTCTACTGGGTCACGATACCCCCGTCGTAGTAAGGGGGAACCCACTGTCAAATGCAGTTCCCGAGTAATAGCGGGTTGGAGCCACTTCGGCGCCAACACCGTTAAGCCTTTGAGCACAGGGGCATAGGGAAGCAGAGCATTGTAGGCATTGATGGTGCGGAAGAAGTTGGTCATGATATTGTAGAACTGTTCGGCTTTCGGTAGGGCTCGTTCAGTGCGTTCGTAGTGGAACATCCGCTTCCCAATCCCATACCGAGTTACCCGCAATCGGTCATTCTCTCCTGTCATCAAGTCTGCCAAGTCTACAATCAAGGACGCCCAAATGTCCTGTGGCATGTCTGCCAATTCAGGCGACAGCGGGAAGTAAGCCCGCTCAATCAAGTTCACCCTCGGTTCGCCTCGGAAGAGCGTTTCGCCCAACAAAGCACGAGTGCTGAGAAGATTGGTCAGGTAGGCGGCAGAGATAACGGCGTTTACCGTCAAACTTTCTACATAATTCCGATAGGCGGGCGAAGTCAAGATGCGTCGCATCGGTTCGTCAATCCGCTGGAACACGGCATTGAAGTCGGGGAAGGTGTTCGGGTCTCGCACAGCGGTGTAGGCATAATACATGACCTTGTTCAACGCTTTCCGAACTTCGTCTATACTGACCTTCTGCGACTTAGCAATCCGCCGTGCCAAGGCTTCCCCTTGAGCGCCGACGAACGACCACAACTTCATCGGAGTTGCCCGTTCTTTGGGCGGGCGAGCCCCTGCGGCAATCTCTCGGAAAATGGCAGCCGCAGGGTGGTTCACAATGAAGGGAGCAACATGCGCACTCCCCTCAGGGGTGGGCGTCATAATCTGCAACAACAACTCCTCTTCCCAAGGCGTTTCCATCAATCGCACCCATGCACTGTTCACATGAGCGCCAGGTTCCGCCATCATGTGACGGATTTGTTCGGCGAGGGGGCGGTCAACCCCTGCCACTTCCAACCGCCGTGCTGCCGTCAACAACCACTTCCGCAATAACTTCATGTTCTCCAAAGACCACTCTTCTAAGATTTTCGGAATATCTTCCACACGGGCGTTCTCCACTCGGGTGATGAAGGCGTTCAGATGTTTTTGTCCTTCTTGATACAGTCGCCGAGCGGATTGATAGAGGGCAGGGTCGTGCTGACGGATAGCGTCCAAGTAGTTGCGGTAGAAGTCTCGGAGGGGTTGTGCCCATGCCCCTAACGCCTGTTGCACCCGAGGGTGTTGCATCAGAGCGTCGGCTTCCATCAAGTTCTCCACAAAGAAAAGCCGAGCAACGGGATGATATTCCACTGACGCTGCTGTCTCAGGGTCGGACAACACCCACTTCACCCGCCGAATACCGTCCAGTGCCATCGCTGCATACGCCGCACTGGCTCGCAATTGTGGGTCGGCTTGCATCTTGATGAACTCTTTCATTCGGTGTCGGAGGTAACTGGTGGCGTTCCGCAATATTTCATACCGAGCCGCAGGGTCTAAGGCGCTGATAGCATTGAAACTCCAACCCGTGTAGCCATAGTGGCGGTAAAGTTCGTCCCATAACTCTCTCACCGTCAGGTCGCCCACATTGCGTTGTTGCCCCCCAATGTCTATCGTGAAGTCCGTCACTTTAAAGCGTTCCCGCTGGATGCCTTGAGGCGTCGGCACGGGCACGGACAACAAAGTGCGCTTCCACACTTCTCGCAACGGCTGGTCAGCAATCGCTTGCCAATTGGGCTTCCCCTTCATGAACTGGAAGAAGACATAAGCGAGGTAGTTCCGAGTGAGGTCATTGCCGAGCGACCGATTTTTCGCAATGTTTTGGAGACCGTTCAACATCAGTTGGGCTTCTAAGGTCAACTTCCCGTAATTTTCTACCGTGTCCAACAGTTGTTGGTTACCCATCAATAAGGCGAGAATACCCACTCGTTGAGCAGTGGCTTGGGCAATTTGCTCTCGTTCTCGCCTCGTTAACTTGACACTTCGCCCCGTCACCTCCCGAAGCGGTTTCTGGGCAAAGATGGCATTGCTACCTGACTTCAGGCTATTGACTAACTCATCCACCATCCCATCCACAGGCGTTGCGCCAGGCGCTTCTATCAACTCCGTTGCGGCTGCCTTTGCAATAGCCCCCAGTTTGGGGTCCACTTCGGCAAGGCGTTGGGCAGCGGCTTCTACTCCCTGAGTGATGGTTTGCTGGGTGGTTGCAAAGAGATGGGAGGCTCGTTCTAAGAGGGTGCTGAAGTTCGCTGCTGTTGCCCGAAGGATGGGTCGTCCCTTCAACATCCCGATGAGGGTGATGCCCGCCAATCCCGTCAAGCCTGCCATCGTCCACACAGAAGTGATGGGAGCAGAGGCTAACAACGCATACGCATTGCTCAACACGGCTGCTAAACCAGGGAAGGCTTTGTAAGCGGTTGCCAGTGCCCCTATCAGCGCCAATGTTGCCAAGAAACGGGTCTCTATCCCTCCTCGCATTCCTGACCGCACCAATGAGCGTATCATTCGCTCCGCCTCCTCAAACCCCAGATATGTGAATTGAGAAGAAGATACTGCCCGAATGCCTTCTTGTTCTAAGTAAATTTGAGAAAGAAAACGAAGAATATCCACAAACACTTCAGGGTGATTAGAAATAAAGTTCATTAACTTCTCTGCATCACCCACCACTTCCAAGAATGTCCGAGCATATCCCTCCCCAGCATTCCCATAACGCCGCACCAAATGTTGGGTTAGTTCATCATGGTAAGTCTGAATTAAATCCATAAAGTCATCTTGGAACAGTTGAATATATCCCTTAAACACCAAAGTATTCGTGACAGGATTACCGAGGTGGTCAATCAATTGTTGCATCCCTGTGCTGGGGTCTTTCTGCACTGACCAGCGCAACCACTCTTTCAACTTGGATACCTTGGGGTCTTGTTCTAATATTTGACGGGCTAATCGTTGGATACGCTCCACATCTTGCCAATACCGTTTAATGGCTTCCACAATATTGTTCACCATATTTTCCACTTGAGGGCGGGAAAAGGTCACGGGGCGTTGCCCATATTGAGGATGCACAAATTCCTTCTCCACTATCCCATCTATGCCATCCCGTAGCCATGCCTGCACTATTTGTTGGATAAATGCGGGATGATACTCCGTAGGTATCCCCCTACGCCGAAGTTGCTCATGGATTAGTTGATGCAATTCATGTTGAGTAATCTCTTCTGCAAACCGAACAATAGCCGACTGTATTTCCTTGGGCAAATTCTTAAGGTTATCATAAAGGAGGGTGTGAAGGAGTTCATAGTGCGTTTTCAACAATGGCTCGGCGAATTTTAATTTTGCAAACTGTTGAGTTTTTTCCAAATAGGAAGATAATTGCCGATGTTTGTTAGATAAGTAACGCCCCAGCACATACAGGTCAAGGTAAGAGAGTAAGGCTTCTCGGAAACGACGCAATAAACTCCGATACATCTTTTCTACCCAAGGAGCAATTTGTGGCAATTGCTTGGGGATTTCCTCCTCCAATTTCTTCCACCGAGACTGTTCCGAGGCAGAAAGGCTCTCTCGTTGGCGTAAAGTCGCCCACTCTCGGAACGGGTCTCGGGGCGAGGGAGGAGGTTGTGTTTGTCCTGGGCGTTTGGGTTGTGAGGGTTGGAGATTGGCATACAACCGACTGCTGAGCGTCACCAAAGAGACCAAGGGAATATCGTTCAACTCTTGACCGACGGCGAAGGGGGACCTGGGATACCACAATTCGGCTATCCTCCCCGCCACATACGCCACAAAGGGCAATCCTGGCTCCACTTCCTGCTGCAACACCTCGCTGGGGAACGCCTTCAAGACCGCTTCAAATTGTTCCTCATTACGGAGACTGTTTGCCAAATTGTTTAACCACTTACGCACCGCAGGGATTTTCTCGCTGGCTTGTTGAAGGGCATCAAAAAGTTCCCGATACAACCTTTTTGTCCAAGGGATATTCTTGGTGCCTGGCACAATGACCATATCAACGAAACGGTCAAATAATCGGCTAATGTCCCTTCTCCAAACTTTATAGAGGTCAAGATAAGTGATTTTCCCTGTGGAAGTTACTTGCATTAAGGGGGACCGACGAAGTTCTTCTCTAATCGTGGCGATGACGGCGGTAATATCCCGAGGTAAGACCCCCGACGACAAGACCCACATATCCTCCACCAGTGCTTGGGCAATATCCAACGCTCGTCCCGCAGCATAGTCCAACGGCAACCCTTGAGCAGAAAGACGAGTAGAGATGCGGGCTGCAATATCCACTGCCAACTCTTCTTGAATTTGTCGGAAAGTGTTGTCTAAGAGACGCAATTCGTCCATGCTAAGAAAGCCTCGCTTGCCCCATTGCTGCAACTGCGGATGGAATTGCAACAACAATCCTCGGATGGTTTCACTGAGAGACAGGATTTCTGGGAACAAAACCGCATGGAAGGTATTCCAGAACTTCTCAGAGGAACTGCGCAAGGTGTGGGCTAAAGACTGATATAACTCGTAGCCACTTCGGAACGACATCAAAGTCATCAAGGGGTCATCTAAGATGTGCTGAACAATGATGTTGTAGTCAGGTTGGCGGGAAGGCGACAGAAAGACCCGTAGAATATCCCGAATGTCGTTGATTTGTTCAGGGGCAGGCAGGGACGGAAGCGGTTCTAATTGTGCCCGAGGGGGTTCAGTCGGTGCCGCAGGTTGCCGACGACTTATCGGCAACTCCGCCATCAACGGACGGGTCGGGAAGTTCTTGCGCACAAATTCCACCACTTCCGCCACCGAAGGCGGATGAACGGCTAACAGAGACCGATATTGGTCGGCTAATCGTCCCGCTGCCTGCCAAACAAACTGCTGTAACTCGTCATCTCCCAACACCCTCGCCACGACCGTATGCCCCGCATCCAACACCTCATATATTCGCTGTAATCGGGCTAAGTATTGACCTACTTCCTCCCGAAGACGAAGCGGTAAGTATAATTCAGGGTTGTTGACAAGAAGGGCATTCAAGTCTTTTGCCATATCCAATAATATCGGGATAACCTCATTTACCAAAGCCCAAGCAACTAACCCATAATAGCCTCTGTGACTGGGGTAATCTGCCATTCTCCCAATGAAACTCATTGTAGTTGCCAGCATTTCTTCTATCAAATTGTTTAACGGAAACGCTTCTTTGTTCAATATCGTGGGAGGGCGTAACAGTTCCTCAGGCGCCCACTGTTTCAATTCACGAACAAATGCAGGGTCACTCAATCGGTCGGGTTGTTGACCGACTTTCGTCGCCAACTCCACGACATTTTCAGGGGCTTCAATTGCCTCCACTGTGCGGTCTATCAACCAATTGATGAACTTATTGGGAAACTCGTTCAAACGCCGTATTGCTAACTGAGCGGCTTCCTGTATCTCACGCACATAGTTCCTTAACCCATGTCGTTCTAATTGCTCTCTCAACCCCTCCACAAACTGCAATATCTGTGCAATCCCCGCCATCTCCTGACGATAGCCCCAAACAAGATACTCATCCCCCAACCGATACAGCAAACTACTGATGGAGAAGGGTTCATCAGAACGAATACGAACGCCCGCCACAATTTGATGAGATAGTCGGAGAGGAAGTTCAGAATAGAGGCGTTGCAGTTGGGTGGCAGCATCTTGTAACCCAATGTCCGAAAGCAACCGAGCCACTTCCATGACCGCATCATGGAAACGAAGCAACCGCACCGCCAAAGGCACAAATATCTGGGTCGGCACGAACTGAACATTGCGGGCACCTTGTCTCTCTATCAGCGCCTGTGCCCAGTAGTTTGCAAACCGTAGAGCATCCTTCTCCCATGGCTCCAGTGCTGCCATGCCCTGTTGACGGAAGCGTTCGCCTTTCTGGGACGCTGACCTGGTTGCATGAAGAACATTTCGGGCGATATTCAAAGAACTCAAAATGGCATACTGCAAGAAGGGAAGTAGTCTAAAATCGTCTGAACCTCGGATATATGGATGAGGCACTCTTGTGACAAGTAGGAATAGACCTTCAACAGGACCTGCGAGATAATGGAGAATTCGCTTGGGGTCTAAGAGAATAGGAATAAGGTCGTAGAATTCATCAGGGTTTGTCGTAAATTGGCGGAACAAATGTTCACGACGGTAATAATCAGTTTCCCCCGACAATCGTTGCAAAAACTGGTGCATTTGTTCGTGCAAAATCACACTGCGCTCCACAGGTTGCACATCATACACATACACAACATGGGGTGTATCCACCATGAACAACCCCCATGTCTTACCTGTCCCCCACAATTCATCGCTCCGCACGATTGCCACCGACGAATTCAAGATAGAACGGAGAAATGCCTGAAGTTCTGGACGGTGAGGATAGTTTTCTTCTACATACCGCATCATGTTCTGTTGTATCTCGGAAGACAAGAGGTCAGCAGTAGATTGCGTAACAATTTCCAACTCCGTCCGAAATTCTCGTTTTGTGAACTGTCGCTGTAACTGTTCAGTTAGTTTTTGAAAAGCCTCTGAAGAAATGTGTTGTTGTAAGTCGGGGCGAGTTTTGAGGAATTCTAAGAAATAGGCAAGGGGATGCAACGGCAAAGAAATGCCTGCTGCTATGTCGTGTTTGTATCGCTCTAAATAGAACCTCATGAAGTCCTCATACACAGCGGGGGTCATAGACAAGGAATTGGAGTGTTCTGAAAGGGTGAAAACGAAGGGGGTTGGTAAATCGGAACGAATTTGCACTGTCCAGTTGTGTCCTGGAGCGGAAAACCAAGTGCTGAGATGGGCATTGAACTCTTCTATTAGCCCCTGAGTAAGCAAAGACCGTATGGTTGCTAACCGACGATTTAAAGTCACGAACTTGTAATTCAGTTCAGGAACAAACGCCGTCATTGAAGCAAGACCAATATCCGAGACTATCCAATAAGCCAATCCGACAGGTAAGTCAATGTCTCGGAAGACGGATTGGGCGAACACTTGCGTTCGGCGGAGACGAACTTGGTCATTTTCTGAGGCGAGGGCTGCCAACCTATCCCAAGCCAGTTGGTCATCGTGGAGTTCCTTTGTCGTCCGCATCCAGAATAATTCCCAATCGTCTGGCGTTCGTAGTATTTTCTCTAAATTCATTTCCCGCATCAACCATTGTCGGGTTTCCGCATCCTCCATCACCATCCGCCGATACTTTTCCTTGTCTGTCCACCAAGCCGACAAAAGTGTCAACAAGGGATGCAGCGGTTCAAAAGTCCGCACAAGGTCACTAAAGGATGGGCGTTGTTCGGTGTGTCCTGTGCCACCTAACAGCGTGATGAGGGCATCGGCAATTTGACGAGCCCCTTCCTCGGTCATATTCTGAGCGGGCACGCCAACAATGACCCAACTCTCTCGTTGCATCTCGGGGTCAGTGACACGGTAAACGAAGGCATGTTGTTGACTACCTCTTAACGCTTCTATGTATCCCAGACTTTTCTCCCGACTGAAAGATTGAATGACTTTGATGTGAGGGATGGCTTGACGGGTCACCCAATCCATTTCAGGTTCTATCGCTCTCTGCACTGTCCTTGTCCCTGACAATATCATCAGAAGGGTTTGAGAGCGTGGGTCTGGGAAGGTTGCCGTAACCACCCGCTCCCCAGGGATAGGTTCCTGCGGGACGACCGTGCGCACCGTAACGGACGGTTCCTGCTGCATCTCCTGAATTGCCCGTCGCACCTCGTCGTCCAACCGAGCGTCCCGCACCACCTCATTCATGACATCTACCAAACGGTTCAGAAACTCAATCGCATTCTCCCGCACCCGCACAACATGCGGGTCTTGCCGAAATCGGCGGTCATACTCCCGATACAGTTGTAATACCTGAGTGCGCCATTCTTTGGCTCGGTCAGCAGGGAGCAACCCATACTTTTGCAAATGGTAGAGCAAAAACTCGGCTTTGCGGGCAGCGGTTTTCGCTGCCTGCATCAAAGTCGTCGCCTCTAACACCTTTGCGACGCCCTCGGAAGCCTCTCCGTAAATTTTCCGAGCCGCCCTCACTATGCCTCTGACATCCTGAGCGGCTTTCGGGTCATGGGCGATGTGCGTGAGGATGACCTGGCTTAACCGCTCCACATCGTCCAAAGTGAGATTAACAGGTCGTCCTGGTGGTGGGGGAGTATAAGGGGTAATCTCCACAGGTTCTTCAAACCCTCGTCGCCGACGGAAGGGGACGATAGCCGTCGGGAAGGGGGTGGTGATAGCAACAGGACGATAGGGCACAATCCCCGTTGGCGTTTCGGGAGGTAATTTGTTATGCCATTCCAACAAGCGCTGATAAATCTGTGACCGCAAAACGGTTTGTTGTTGTTCGGATAATCGTCGGAAATAAGGCTCGGTGAGAGTAACAATGGCACGCCGTAATGCGGTTGCCGTTTCAGCATCTAAAACAGGAACAGGTTCCTGCAATTTTTCAACTAACTCCGAAGGCAATCGGATAAGCGTCCATGCCGTCAAATCATTCAAGTCATGAATATTAGGTCGCCCTACTGCCTTTTCAACAGCAGGTATCTCCTGCACGAGACTTTGGAACGCTGCCGCCCGAATATCCTTGGGAGGCACCTTGGGGAAACGAGGGACAAATTGGATATTTTTGTCTAACAGCAACTGCACCCATACCTCGGCGGCTAACTTCTCAGAAGGAGGGCGATTGAATTTCTTTTCCTGCGTGAAATATTGCACCGTCAATTGGAACACTTGGTTTTGCAAATCTCGTAATTCGGTGGGCTGGAAGGGTTGCCCTGCCTCTATCTTCGCTCGGAACTCGTCAGGTAAGTTTTGATAGACCCACTGAGTGGCTTCTTGGATGAGAGTGGGGCGCAACTTCCGCAAGCGTTCGGCTACCTCGGGTGTTATCGGCGGATAACGACGCCCTAAATACTCTTCCCATAACTCATTCAAAATCGTGACCGCCAACTCGTCCCCGAACAACTTCCGAACCGCCTGACCAAACCGTTTTAATTCCGCCTCCGCTTGTGGGCGTTTCATCGTCGGGGCAATCACACTCTCTATCCCCATCACATCCCGAATAAACTCCCGCAACCGCTCCCAAACCCGTAACCCGACCTCGGGAGGCACTTTATACTCCGAAATCGGCAAACCTGCCTTCTCTGCAATACGGTTCCATGCCTTCCCCACCAACAACGACGGCAACTTTAACCCCATACTCATCCCCAGCCCCGCCAACATCCCTGCCACATAATCCCGTTCATCCCCAAAGGTCGGTGACATGTAAATCAACCCCATTGTCGTCCCTGTCAGCGCATCAAATATCGTTTCCACTGTCTGGAATGACCGCTGATAGACTTTGGCGACCTCCTCCCAAGGCAGCCCCTCTTTCACACCGCTCTTAAGCAAAGTCACCAAAGGTTTGCTTGGACGCCCCACCAGTCGGGCAGCCTGCTCCCAAATCGTGGCTTGTTCGGCAGTCACGCCCCGCAAAGCGGTTTCGGCTATCTTAGACCCCAGACGAGAGACAATGACAGGACGCAAGGCTTCCTCGGGCATCCCGAAAAGGGTAAAGGCAGCCCCTCGCACTGCCCAATGCCATGCCTGAGCGGCTTGCTCAGACAATCGCCCCACTCGTGTCAACCATTTAATCGCTTTATCCGCTAACTTCAACACTCCGCCAGGAACAAACAAAGTAGTGAGAAATCCTAAGATAGGCGAGCGATGGATGAGGCTTTCGTGCAGCCACTGAGGAATTTGGTCACCCAACGCATATGCAGCAATGTCTTGCAGCATATTCACAACAAAGTGTTGAGCATATTGATACCAACCATACTCCGTCGGTTGCATTGTGCGCCGATTGATGGCATCAGGGTTGACGGTCAGAAGGAAATTGAAGGCATAACCCGCATGGCGACGACGGAACTCAGGGTCTCTGGCTAACTCCGTCGCATAATAGCCCACCAACCGCCCCCATCGGTTAAAGAGTTGCTCCACCATCTTCCCTGCTCGGGTGCGCCGCCCCAAGACCCCCATCACCCAATCACCCAAGGAGGCTCCCACCCAAGCAATCCCTCCCACTAAATCCGCCAATGCTCCCTTCAAAGTGTCATAAATCAACCACAACGGGGCGGTCGGTTTGGTAGGTAGAACATCCATTGCCAACTTTTCCAGTATTGCTGCCTCTCTTTTGTCTAACGGCAAGGAGCGCACCCGTTCTTGAATGCGATGGCGCACAAATTCAGGGAAAGAGACATAAGTAACAGTGCCTGTTTGGGGGTCTTGGATGGGGTATTGGCGACGGAAGTCCACAGAGGCAGGTATCATCAAGAGGGTTGCCAAGACATCTCGGATAGCCCCGACCCCGAACTCCTTCATGATTTCCCCCGCTAACCGCCACGACGGCGGACGCAGGGCTCGCAAGGTGGGGACGGCTTGGTGCAACCGAACCAGCATCACCCGCATCTGGCGGTCTATCTGCGCCTGAAGTTCCCGACGCCGTTGCGGGTCTTGTTCGGCAGCCAGCCGATTGTGGAGGGGTGCAACCGTCCGCAGGGTGCTCTTCAGCAACGAAATGGTGCTAACCCGTTCGTCGGGACGCATCCGTTTCCAAACAGTCTCAAACCCTGGCACAAATTGCTGCAAGAGGTGCCCGATAATCTTTTCGTCTTCATCCGCATATTTGTAATTGGGTAAGGTTTTGAAAGCATACTGGATAGGTGGCTTCTCCTTGCGTTCCTCATAGGGGCGGACGATGTTCAGAAAAGTTTTCCCCAGTGCATAGAGGGTGGGCAAATGAGGGGCTAACTGCGCCAGTTCGGCTATCACGGGCGTTTGGGTTTCAGGCGGAACGGGCGTAGCAGGACGAACTTGAGTGTAGGGTAACGGACGAGCGGGCACTTGGGTTTTTTCTCGTAGAATTAACCCCAACGCCTCCGCCATTTGTCCTGCGATTTGTGCCTGTAACCCTCGGGCAGCATGGGGCAAGAACCGCATCAAATACTGATAGGCTTCCTTCATCTTTTGACGCATGACTTGCCGAGGGACTTTGGGATATACCTTCGCAAACGCCCGAGGGTCTCGCAACACTTCGTCTAAGAGAGCAGGGCGGTTCCAATAGGTCCCGTAAAGGACGAAGGCTTTGGCAAGACGCTCTTCTAATTCGGCAGGGGAAATCTCAGTCGGTAGGTCTTGGAAAATATCGGGGGTTGTTTTCCGAAGGCGTTGACGGAGTTGTTCAAAATCGTCAAAGACACGGGGAAGTTGATAGTTGACATCTAAGAGTTGACGAGCCGTCTGAGGCGTGACCCCATAACGAGGGAACCTCGCCTCATTGACCTGAAAAAGACCAAACGACTTTCCCCCATCCCCAATGACCTTGGGGTTAAAGCCACTCTCTATGTTGGCAATTGTCAGCAAAGCAAAGATTTCAGGGACGCTATAACCTCGTCGTAAGGCTTCCGTGATAATGCGCTGAATAATGACTTCCTTCTGACCTGCCGTTTGTCGTGCCATCCCAACAACACCCGCTCACTCTTGTTGGCTCCCTCCTAAGCCTGTTGTCCACATTATCCTCTTCAGACGATGCCTGTTGTCCACATTATCCCCTTAAGACGATGAATGCAGAGAAAAGAATAACACACTTCGCTTAGGGTGTAAATAGCCCTCCCCCAAGCACATCCCGATAAGAAGGACGAGCAGGGGGCGAAGAGGGGCTTGGTCGGGGAGCAACAGGTTTCCCAACTGGGATGGGTAATTGTCTCCCCTGCTTCGGCACTTGCTCTTGCCTTGGTGAAGTAGTTGAAGGAGTTGAAGTCGGTTGTCCCTCAGGTGTCAGCAGAGGCGGTAACCCCAAGGAGAGCAATAGGGTATTTAGCAACTCGTCCACTCGTTGCACAATAGGGTCAGGCGACACCTTTGTCCCTTTCTGCGATTTCTGTTGGGCATTTTGAAGTTCACTGAGCAGAGCGTTCAGTTGAATTTCCGAAACCTGTCGTAGAACTTTCACTGCCCCTGCTAATTCAGGGGATAAGAGCCCCAAGTTTTCCAATTTATCCAAGTTGCCGAGGTCGCTCAAGATATTCGCCAAAGTGCCTGCAATGCGGAGGGCGTTGTTGTAGTCACCCTGTTGTGTATGAAGCCGTAACATGAGCCCCAAAGTTTGTAATAGCCGACCGATATTCGCTTGTTGTTGTCGCCAATCCAACATCTGCTCTGCCAACCGCAACCGTGCTTTCGCTATCTCATTGCGCTCCGCTTCCAACCACAGCCGTGCCTTTGCTATCTCATTGCGCTCCGCTTGCAACCGCAACCCCCGCTCTCGCAATTGCAAGTTTCGTTGCTGCATCACCAACCGCTGCCATTGCGCCTCCGACATCCCCCTCAGGGGGTCCTTCGCTAACGCTTCCGCCACTTGGTCATAAATTTTTTCTAAGGTCTGAGCAAGCGTGTGAAGGTCTTGGGCTTTGCGACGCAACTCTCCCACCAGCGGTTCTACCATACTGACGAGCGCTGCCACTTGCGGGAAGTCGCCAAAATCGGTCTTCAACCGCTCTATCGTCTCGGTCAGCGCATCCGCCAACATCAGTAAGCCATCCGCAATGGCTTTGTCATTGGCTTTCTCTATATCCCCCATGCTTTGTAACAGGGATTGGGTCAGTTGGGGAGAAAAGCGCCCCAACACCTGCGGGAGGGTGCGCATAGCATCTCGGAACCATGACCGTAACTGGTCACGGTTCCCGAACTGGGCATAGATGAAACTGGCTAACCGTTGCAACGAGGTCTCTATCGGTCGTAACGCCTCTCGGACTAAGCGCTCCAATTCCGTCGTTATCTGCGTTGTCTGGCGAGAAATCACATTCAGCAGTTCTGGATTAGTCGGCATATCTTCCATCATGGTCGTGAGTTGCTCCAACTGCTTCAACTGCGTTTCTAACGGAGCCACATTGACCCGCAAATTACTTGCCCGTTCTATTGCTGACCGCAATCGGGCAACATCCATCTGCGCTACAGAGGCAAGTGACCGTCGTGCCCAGTGTTCCCCTCGTAAATACCCCTGAAAAGTCTCTAACTCCTGAGGACTGAAGAACCCTCGGCGTCCCAGGATGTCTAAAGTTTTCTGCATTTCTGGGGTGGGCAACTGGCTCAGGATGGCTAACAACTTTGCCTTCCCCATTCTCATCAACAACTGATATTTGTCTGGTGGCAACCCTGCCCCCGCTGCCTCATACAACACCCCGATAACATCTTGAGGCGTCACCGCATTATTAATGGATTGTGTGAAAGTCTCCCATTTCTCTTGCAATTCATTGATTTCCGCCTGATACCTATCCCATGCTCGCTGGTATTGGATTTGATACATCATCAGTTGCTCGTTGATGCGTCGTTGACGGTTGGCATACCACTCTCGCTGAAACAGAATATCTCCTTCAGGAAACGCCCTCGGATAAAACCGAGCAATCATTGCCATCAACCGCTCATATCGTTGAGGAAACATCTCCGCATAAGTCAACAACTTCCGCCAATTCTGAGGGTCAGACAAAAACTCCCGTAGTTTTTGCTCCTCAGGGCTGGGTGGAGGTGGCTCATCGGGCGGAAGTTCAGGCACGGAGGGGAGAGCGACTTGGGGTCGTTCCCGATGCACGGGACGAAATTGCATCGGCAATTCCGCAAGTTGCGGTTCAGTCATGATGACCTCTGGAGAGGATGGAAACGGCAAGGGAGCAGTGACGGGAACAGCAACAGGCGGAGAAGAAGAAGGTATGACTATGACAGGTGGCGCAACAGACGGAGAAGAAGGGGCTGGAACAGGAGTTGGGCGAGCAATTTGGGGTTTGCGAGTTGTTGAAGTTGTAGAACGAATTTTTGAGCGAGTAACAGAACGAGATGCTGAAGTTGTAGGACGAGTAGCAGAACGAACCGTTGGTCGCTCTTGCGTCTGCCTCGTTGTGGTTCGTTGTGAAGATGACTTAGACGAAGTGGATGTGGGTGTTGAACTTGGACTTGAACTTGGACGGAACAACTGAGGCGCCGCCCTTTCCAGAAACCAGCGGGCTTCAGAAGGTAAATGTTCTCTACTCGGAGATGGAGAGGCAGGGGCGGGGGGCAACGGTAAAGCAGGCGAGATGACCCGCCGTCCCCGTAATAACTCTTCCAAATATCGGTGTTGTTCAGGGGTGAAAATCCACTGTGCCATTTACCTCACCTCAATAGAGCACCCAAGGGAACTGCACCCCAGGGAATACAAGACGCAGGAACGGCATCCATTCACTGCCTTTCGGCGGAACGAACCCACTGGTCGGCACAGGAACGACAGGCATCGGCATCGGGAGATGAGGTGGATATTCGGGCAACGGTGCAGAAATTGGTGCAGGGATTGGTGCAAGAGTTGGTGCAGGAGGTGGTGCGGGTTCAGATGTCGTGGGAAATGGGATTGTCATTAATTCCCGCTCAGGCGCCAACATCTCTTCTATCGTCGCTTCCATCTGTTGTAAATCCTTCTCCTTCAATCCCGTTTGTTTCTTGAACAGGTCACGGAAGGGTTGGAACTTCAACCACTGCATCGCCTGCTCAGGTCCCATTCGGGTCATCCACTCCATCATATCCCGCAAGGACTGTTGTCGCATTCCTTTTCGTAACATCATGGCTGCCATCAAATTCTGCACGATGAACGCAAACGGGTCAGGCTCATAATACATCTGCCACTGTTGGGGTTGTAGCAAAGCCACTCCCAACTGAGTATAAAATTCAGGTGTCCGCAAAGGCATTTCCTATCCCCTCGCTTCTAACTGAAAATACCCCCAAGTAACAGAACAGGTAACAGTTGCTCCATCAATGTTGGCGCTCTTGGAACGACTTGCCCTTGAGTGAAAGTGCCCAGAAACGGTGCTGTGGCTTGGGATAACAGAGTGTAAGACAGGAAGGGCAATTGGGCTTGGAAAGTCATCATGCGGGGTAACGCCTCGGTCGCCCATTGCATCAAGCCTCGTTGTGCTTGCAACTCCTGCATCCCCATTTGCCCCAATTGCGCCATCCAACCTCGCTCTGCTTCCGCTATTTGTCTCCGTAACATTTCCGCAATCGCCCCGCCTGATGATGTCCCCAAAGAACGAGCCAATTGTTCGTGGGTCATTTCCAACTGTCGCTGCAATTCTTGCTCAAAAAGAGGGCGCATCATTTCTCCCACTGTGGCGATAGTGTGGGTGATATCGGGTTGTGACTGAGCAAGATGGGACAGATTTTCTATCACCCCTGAAGGCAATGTAGGGGGAGGGGTTGTGGACACCGTTTGTGCCAACTGTTTCCACTGTTGATACAACTGAGATAACATCGGATGACTTAAAATCTGCTGCTCACTGAGATAGGGAATTTGGAGTTGAGGTTGGATAACCTCGGGTCGCTTTCTTTTCTTTTTTCTGCCGAATAAACTCCCCACTGCAAATCCCAAACCTGCGGCTACCCAAGGAGAAGCCATCTGAGGTCACCTCAAATCTCCGTTTCCGTCACGACATGCACTGTCAGTTCAGGCTTACGGGGACGCCCTCGCCGAACTTCCGAGGGCGCTGGTTCTTCGGTCAACGCCCGTTCTACGGACTTTTGTGCCAGTTCCATTTGCACCTTCATCACGAAGTCATACAACCCCGCCTTTTGAAGCACTTCATCCCGTTCCTTTGGCGGCAAAATACTCCCCCCTCGCACCACAACAATCCCATCCTCAGTTTTATGCACCTCCACAATCACATTGTCCACAAAGGTGGTTATCCAAGGCAACGCCATTTCACAACACCTCCTTTAGCGGCGTTTACGGCGTTGTGCCAGCCGTCGCAATGTCCGTGCCAAGTGGGCTTGACGGACAGTGCGGGTATCATAGCGTTCGGGATTGCGGATGACCTGTTCGGCAAACTCCGCCACCGTCATCCCTCGTCTTCGGGCTTTTTCCGTGAAGGCACCAGGGCGTTTGATAGCCTTTTGTATCCACTTCCTATCAGAGCCCTTTTTCGCTGTCCTTCGGCGCCTTTTCGCCATCAAGCACCACCTTACCGCTTCCAGTAATGCCGCCTGAGTTCGTCATGTTCTCGTGCCGTCCTCGGCAACCACCGCTTTTTGTGCTCGTTCACGGGAATTCCCCACTGGGCACACAGTTCGTCAACATAGTCCAATAGTCGCTTCGCTACTTCCGTTGGCACTTCGCAACCGTCGGGATAAAAGAAATGACCTGCTTGTTCGTAGATAGGAGGGTGGAAGGGAGCGAGATATAGCCGATAAGGTTTATCCCTCTGCAACGGCATATACCTCACTCCCTTCCGTCAGCATCAGACATTGGCAACCCCAATCACTTGCCGCTGCTCAGGCACTGGCTTGCCGTGCCACTTCAGAAAGACCGTCAAGTCGCCCGTCAACCCCGCACCCACCGCCGTTTGCACCCGCACCCGCAACATGTTGCCGATAGCGACATAGAAGGGGGCGATGGTGACCGTCGCAAAGTTTCCCGCAGCAATAGCACCAAAAGTAACATCCTGAGAAGCGGTCACAGTGCCCGACGCATCCACGCTCTCCAACCGAATGACTAACCCTGACGGCACTGCTGCTGACGGGTTACTCACGCCGACCCCAATAACAGTGACCCCCATCGTTTCATAGCCAGGGAATAACCCCGAGGGCACGGGTGGGACACTATCCACCACTCCTGCCGTGCTGAGCGACACTCCTTGACGGTGCAACAATGCCAGTGCCTCATAAGTTGGACCCAACATCGTTTTCTCACCCCTTTTACGCCACTACAATGTCATTAACCCGAAGTGAAGTGAACAACACGGCACTCACCAGGGTTGGGCGTATCCCAAGTCAATGCCCAACCACCTGAGAAGAACCATGCGACCCGTTTAATCCGTCCGAAGGTGCCAGGCACGACCTCCAGACGGATTTCCTCGGGGACAGAGATGGCTTCAATGATAGGGTCAAAGGCGAGGAAAATCGCCTCTGCCGTCTTCGTCGGACCTGTGCCCGCAGCAGGCGACAAGGCATCGGAGTTGTTCGTCTGAACAAACCGACACCCATACCACTGAGCGACTTCCGAAGTATAGAAGATGTCGGGCGAGGTGTATTTCAGGAACTGGTCAGAAATCTGGTCGTGGAGCACACGGATAGCCGCCCCATGCGCAATGCAGACATAGTTAGAACCATCATACGGAGGCACCTGAAGGGTCAACCGCATAAAGTCAATGACATCCTTGACATGGGCGTTCGTCAACCCAGGGGCGCCTGCTTGGGGATAGGGAGGCGCTGTGGCAATGGTGACGGCGGATGCGGAGATGGGAACGGCTTTAATTGGTGTGGATTTGAGTGTCCTCGCCACGAGCACATCCAAGTTATGTTGCATGTTGAGTTTCAGGGTTTCAATAAGAATTTGCTGCACATCCCATTCGGCGAACCGTTCCAACCGCTCCGTCCACTCAAAATATGCCCCATAGTCTTCCACAATCAATTGCCCTCGTGCCACCGAAGGCGCAGGTAAGGGACGGAAGTTCTCCTGTTCGCCGATGGGTTCTACTAAGGTTGTTACTCGTCCGACACGGTTAAAGTAGTGAACTTCGCCTTTGCGGGAAGGGCTGGGGTCAGGGCGGACGAACTGGCGGAACTCATACAAAGGATAGGTTGCCCGACGCAGTTCGTCGCTAAGGGTCGGAAAAGTTAAATACCCTGCCCCTGCTGGCTGATACAACACCCATCGTTGCCCTGGCATCGTTCGCTCACCTCATCAGACTACTCTGTTTTCTGTGTTGAGGCTGCTGCTCTCGGTAATATACCTCCCTGACGCCTCTTTTGTTGCAGCGCCAGAATATCCCGAATATACTCCTCCCGTTGTTTCCGAGTAAGTTCCTCCAAGTAACCAGGGGGGACAATGCGCAACTCCATATCGTTCCCTAAGGGCATCCCATACCCTGGTGCTTCCTCGGTTGGCGCCCTCCGTTCTGAACTTGGTGGCACAGCCCCGCTCCCTGGGAGGGTCACGGGTGCCGTCGCAGTAGCAGGATTGAAGCCTATTTGAGCCAGTTTCGCCTCAATCCCTTCCGCCCGCTTCTGCAAGGCATCCTTTAGGAATTTTGACACATCGTCCCAGTTGATGTTCTGTCCTTCCGATTGTTTTTGCTGCCACCAAGTTGCCACATCCTGCGCCAATCCCCCCTTCAGTTCGTCCACCCATGCCTGAAGATAGGGTTTCTGGCGCAGGACTTGGCTAATCGCCTCATTGACCATGTTCGTCCAATACTGCTGCCACATGTAAGTTTGCCACATCTGGAGTTGCTGTTTTATTGCTTCCAGTTCCTTCATCAGGTCAGGCTTCTCTTCTTTCTGTCGCCCTCCTGTTTGTTCTGCGGGTTCATACTCGGTATCCATCCCAGCATCCCACAACCAATCGTCCCGAGTTTGCTCCATCAGAGACACCTCCTCGGCTATAGTTCAATCACGCCTTCACGGCGCCATGTCTCATTATGACGCAACCGCCGCAGAAAGGCAATAATCTGTTGCAAGGCTTCATAGACCAGATATGCCCGCTTGGGCACTGTCAATGCAATAGCAGGACCCAAAATTTCCAACCACTCTATCATCAACTCCAAATCCCGCTCGCTCGGTAGTTTGGGCAGGTAGATTTTCATTTGTTTCGCCTCCCTTCTATTTTAACACCAAACTCCTTGCCGTTCCAGAAGGCAAGGATGTGTCCGTTTTCACGGATGAACGACACGATGTCCACTTTAAAGAAGCCCCGTTGGTTCATTTCTATCACTGCCAATCCCTGCCCCCAGATGCGCCCGCTATCCCAGTGGGGGCGTTGATAGCAGAGACAGGGCACGACCCAACTCCCTCGGGACTTCCCATGATAGTCCATTTGGACATAGACATCTGCCCGATGCCAATGCCCCACCAGACAATTGCGCAAGACCTTCAAAAAGATAGACCGAGCCAAGTTGACAGTATTCCCCGACAATCGGATTTTATCCCCATGCGTGACAAACATTTCAGGGAAATGGACGGTCGGAACGACATCACACCCGACAGGTTGAGGCACATCGGTATAGTCCAACACTACCCAATTGTCCGATAACCCTAATAAATTCGCTACCTGTAATTCCTCTAACGAAGACAGTTCAGGGGCTTTCGTCCATAAATAGTGGCGCAATCGGTCTTCGTGGTTCCCCATGAGGAAAATCCATTTGCGGGGTTGACATTGGGTCGTCAGGCGTTGTAACACCTTCCGTGCCTCTTTGATTTCCTCCCCTACCATCAGTTTACGCTGTGGGCTGCGGTCAAATCGGGAAATCGCAAAGAAATCTATGAAGTCCCCGTTAATAATCACCAAATCAGGGGTGACCGTTTGAAGGACTTGGAGACACAAGGCAATGGCTTGTGGGTCATGGAAAGGCACATGCAGGTCATTGATGACTGCCACTCGTATCGTCTGATGGGGCACAACCCGCACCGAAACGCCTCGGGTCATCTCGGTAATGCTAAAAGGTTGGCGCATAAACACCCAACTCTATTGTGCTTTGTCTAATATCTCCTCCAATCCCCATTGCGTTAAGACCTGCCGAATACGAGACAACGGGACGGCGAGATTGACCGTTTCTCCCACTCCTCGGGTTAACATCCCCGCATAGTAGCACTTCCCCTCGTCCACGACAAAGATGCCCCCACCGCTGGAACCTGGTAACGCCGTCGTGGACAATTGGAGGAAGGGTTTATTGCGATACATCCGTGCGACCGAGGAGATGACCCCAAAGGTCACGGAGTTCACTAATTCTCCCCACAAACTCCCGCAATGATACACGGGTTGTCCAGCGTAAACATTTTTCCCTTTAGGGAGTGGTCTTGCGCCTGAGACGAACAAATCGCCTTCGTAGGGCTCCAAAACTGCCACATCATCCCCACCCTGTTCCTCCAACTTAGACGACTTCAACACCCGACAGCGCACCCGTAATTCGCCCGTGACAATGCCATCCCGCACCCGCTCAATAATCGCCATCACATCCTCAAACTCCTCCACCCTGCGTTCTTTCCCCTCTTTATCCGTTTCATAACGCACCCGTTTTGCTCGTTCTATGACATGGGCAGCGGTGAGGATGTAAGTCTTCTTGTCAGTTGTCTTAAAAACCACTCCTGACCCTGCCACTTGCCATTCCGCTGTCGCCCCGCCTATCCCCTCAAAATAAGCCACCTGAACCGATGGGCGTAAGACCCGTTCGGTGATTTCCTCCTCTGAAGGCAGTTGAGTGACCCCTGCGAGAAAAGCCACAAAGGCGAACAGCCCGACAATCATGCCCCAACAACGCATGTGTATCATCTCCTTCGTCGTCGTTGTGCCCGTTTAATTTTAGCACGCCGTGCCAATTGACGCCCTTTGGCTGTGCGGATATGGCGCAATAAGGCAATGGCTTTGGTGCGTCCCCCTCGGGGACCTTTCTTGCGCCGAATAGCCACCAACACCTTCCGACCAGGTTTGCCAGGCACAGGCACGACCCGATACCCTATCGTATCCCTTGGTTTATCCCCTAACTTCTCTCGGACATATTTCCCTGTGCGATAACGATATATCGTGCCAATACGGGCTTTCCCCATCTCTTGGTTCCCTCCCGCCTTTCTTAAACCTCCCCACCGTAGGCTTCCGCTTCCCTCAACTGTCGCAATAGTTCAGTTATCTGCCAAGACCGAACTCTGTTAGACAAGTAAGACCCTCTCTTTTAGTAAGTGGGAAGACGCAAAGCACGAAGGCGCTTCCGAGAAGGCGACACAATCCGTCGGCGGGGACTTTTTCTGCCTGTTGTCTTCTTCCCCATCCGACTGCGTTGCTTGCCCTCCGAAGTCAACTTCTTTAGAGCCCTCTGAACGGGGCTCATGTCCAAAGTTGTGCCTCGCTGGCGCACCCGAGGTCGTCGCACTGCCATCAGCATCACCATCTTAAGCCATGTGTTAATGCGCTGACGATTTTCCTCTTTCGTCGCCGCACCTTCTCAGCCTTCGCTGCATTTTGCCTCTTCGCTAACCGACGCAAGGCTTCTCCTACCGTTCCTTCTAATTTCGCTTGCTGAGCCGCTTTCCCTGCTTTCCGCAGGGCTTTCCCGACATGCCGCATTATCCCGTGCCCTATCAACATAGAACATTCACCTCTTCACCGATATTTTATCGCCAGAAGACCGAGAACCCGTGCCAGACCATCCGTGTCGTTAGCCCGTCAAAGTCAAACCTGAACCGCATATAGCGACCTGTCCGATTGAACCCTCGCTCCTCCTGTTCACCACTCAACGCCAAAATCCCCACTTCCTCCCAATCTTGCTCTGTGGTCAATATCGGTAAACTGTTGCTCACGACGGCATACATTCTAATATTGCCACTCACTTCTGTCCTTTGCCCGAAAATCGTCCACCAATTTATCGCACTATGCGTGGTCTTCAACCCACCCACAGCCCCCACCTCCACAACAGGCGTAATGACCTGAGCGGTAAACGGGTCAGCACCTCGGCGTTGGTCAACATCCGTAGAACTGCGCAGCCTCAAAAATTCTAACTGCGTCGGAGACATCATGCGCACAAATATCACCCGTGCTTGAGGGTTTGCCGAAGTGTTGAACAACCCAAGATATGCACCAGGGGGATAATCACGGCTATACCAACTTCGGAAAAGAATTTGATACACAAAGGCTCTGTTGGCATTCAGCCAATAAGCCCAAACCTCCGCACTCTCGGGGTCGTAACCCATCAGTGGCACTCCATGTTGCGACACCATCTCCCGATAAGCGTTGAAAATATTGGCATTCAGAAGAATGCTCTCCTGTCCCGAGAAAGTATAAATGCCGTCGTGTAACGCATACACAACCATCTTCACATCGTGAAGGAAGACGGACTGGATTTGCAACGGATTGGTAATGGCAGAAGGGATGTGGGCAGCAAAAGTGATAGCAAACGGCGTTACGGCACTCCCAGTCCAACTCAGGGTATAAAAACGATGGGGCGTAACAACCAAAAAGACATCACCAAAAGGAAGAAAACGGAGAATTGGGTCATAGTTGGGCACATCTATCGTTTGGGCAATATCCCAAGTGCGGGGCGCATTCATCCCCGACCACGCAATTCGGTAAGACACTTCATCCCAACCCGCCCCACCAACAATGTTCCCCACTAACAATCTGAACCCTAAAACACCTATCGCCTTACCGCCTGGTGAACCCGCAATCCGTTCAAAACTCGGGGATGCCGCCGAGGGGTCTAACTCGTAAACGCCATCCGATAACACCGTGTAAAGTTTCCCGTTTAAGTAAACGACATCAGGGGCATGGTCGGTGATGGCGGGCATGGGAGACTGGGTGGGCGTCACATCCACTAACGAATTCGTGTCGGGATTAAGCATAAAGATGCCTGTGCTATAAAACACGAAGGTCAGGGTTAGCCCCGACGGCAAAGAAACGGAACGAATACCTTTGAGTTCCCCAGGACTGGAGGCAAAACTATGAACATGAGTTTGGAGCCAACCAGGGACAGTTTCCAAGCCGTCACGGCTCACCCGAAGGTTGTAAAGCATGGTCACCCCTGGCGGGTCGCCCAACGGGATGTGCGTGTCCACCCAACCGCCCCTCGGCAACAAAAAATCCCATCGTTGTAGGTCTGTGGGACGAGTTGCCATCACTGGCGGCATCACACATCACCCACCTTTATCACAATCCTTCCGACTTCTTCTGCTCTCGGTCCTTCCGTAATTCTAATTCGTTGCGCATATCGTTGCAAGTGTAGCGTCAGAGGGGGTGTATTGGCTTCTCTTGCTTCCGCCAACCGTGCTTCAATGAACTTTTCGTCAGCAAGGTTTTTGATTGCCGTCGCAGTGTCAAACTCCTTCAACTGAACGGCAAGCCGCCATAACATCTCATACATCACCCACTCCCCATACTTCTGCATCAACGGATGTTCGTAATCGTCGGTAATCTGATTGGGCGTTACAACGCCGAGTGGGTAGTAAAGGAAGGAGAGTTGATAGAGATGGTGGTCAATGGGTGGGTAAAGAAGGAGGCTCTTTCGGTCTCGTTCCTCCGCAGGAATGCGGTCACCAATGTTTTTGAAAATGTCGGAAGGAGTGGCGATGATGTAATACATTGGGATGGAGGGGCTGTAGATTTGGGATAAGTAATCCAAATCGGCGGTGCTGTATAAAGCGATGAAGTCATTGACGGACAACAGATGACGCAGTGACACATATGCCGTTCGGGTATCCTTCGCTATCATCACCAACGAAATGTTATCGTAGTAATCGTCGGGAACGGGAACGCTCCATGGATTAGTCGGCTGAAGATAGGTATGCTTGGCAAGGGAATAGAAGTTATATTTGCGGAAAAGTGCTGGCAGCACGACACATAAAAGTCGGTTGAACACATCACGAGAGATGTCTTGTCTGCCCAAGTGTTGTTGGATGAGATAGAACATTTCTCCTGCCGTCATGGTAATCACCTCAAGGTGTCAATTTGAACGCTACACTGCCCCAACATACCTGTGCTGACGACGCTCCATGCGATAGACGAAAACTGACCGTCTTACCACCAAGGTTGAACACTTGATTAGGCTCCATATAGACTGGTCCATTGCTACTATTCCATGTTGCGACGGCAACATTGTTCGTTTCGTTGAACAACACAATCCTAGCGTTTCTCACATCTCCAGACCCTAAAAAAGGCGAAACTGCGACGGCGATGACCTTCAGGTTCGGTTTGTCGGTCGGCACAGTTATTCGGGCTAAGACGAAATGAGCATTCGCATTGATGTTTTGTGGTGGCGCCGTCGCCATCACAAACAGTTCACCAGCACCACTACCACCACCAACAGCGTTAATGGTCACATCTACCTTCTCGTTCGTCGCATCATCCACGACATTCAAGGTGACATTCGTGCCCGCTATAAAGTTTATTCGTCGTCTCGTCCCTACTAAAGTTCCCGCACTCATTACCCCCACACGGGCATTCGCATCCAAGTTACCCGTTATCGGGTCACTGCCCCCTGTTTGGTGCGTTGCAGCGTGAGAAAAATCGGTTATCTGTGAGCGGGTGTGGGTATGTGCAGGTAAGTCACTTGCTTGAATGACATCATAAGTTGGGTCTGAATTTGCCGTTCTAACGACAAGAAATTGATTTGCAGTTGTAGATGTTGGAAGCCTTGCAACACTTAAGCGACCTGTAGTTATATCAGCGGCGTCATGAGTGTGGGGCGATGGCGCAAAGGTTGCAGGCTTGTTTGTTATCTCCGACCAGTCAACATTGCCCCAAGTGACATCAGTGCCGTCGGATTTTAAAACATTACCTGACGAACCCAATGGCAGACCACCCCACTTTATTTCTGTGCCCGACAATTTCCCCACAACTAACATACCACGAGTGACAGTTGTTGCTTCTGTGTCGGGATGAACAACCCCATCCAAAAGATTGTGCGATGAACTTCCTCCGCCCGTAGCACTGATGGTGACATCAACTTTCTCATTGACAGCATCGTCAGAAATGCTAAGACTGATGTTGCTTCCAGCGATGAAGTTAATCGCCCTACGAGTTCCAACGACAGTTCCTGATTGCTTAACAGTAACCCTCGCATTTGCATCAAGGTTACCTGTTATCGGGTCACTGCCCCCTGAAGCGTGTGTAGAAGCATGAGAGAAGTCGGTAATATCTGAGCGGGAATGAGTGTGCGGTTCTGGAGGAAATTGAGAAGGGTTACCGTCAATCTCTTCCCAATTAACCCAACTCGGTGTCCAGTTCGTCCCGTCAAACTTGATGACCTGTCCCGTCACTGCCCCCGACTGAAGTAAATCTTCCAGCCCGTGTTTGTGGGGCTCAGGCGGAAATTGTAACGGTCTCTCCGCTATATCCCCCCATCGGACATAATCCCACTCACTTACCCCCTGAGCGACTTGTTTCAGAAACTTCGCCTCAGGCTCCCCACCAACGGCTTGAACCCGACCTACCACCTCAACACGGCTGTAACCAAATCCCGTATGCTTTACCAGCCCCTGCCCTCTAATCGGCGAAAAACCGATGACCGTAACAATCCCTGTCCGCTCGTCCCTCTCTGAGCGGTCTGTCGGTAAAATACTGACCTTCACCTTGTCGTCAGGATAAAGAGGCATTGGGCATCACCTGTTTGTCTTGTTGTTCATGTGCGTTCACTTTTCTTCCTCAGTATCCTTGCGGATTTCCAACCAATTCTTCACCTTAATCCATCGGATGGGCGACGGTGCTAACAACCCTATCAACGCCAACGAGATGGCTAACGCCGTCCCATCTATCCCCTTCCATAACGCCACCAACTCCAGCCCAGCGATGAGCAATATCGCCAACACGGTGATGACCTGTTCGCCTTTCATGACGCCGACACCACCCTTAACCGTTGTGGCGGTTGGAGTAACGAATATTGCTTCCCGTCCGTCGTCGTCAAATCACAATACATGTATAGCACATTCCCCACCTTTAAGTCCGACGGCGTTCTGGAGGCAGGAAAGATGACTTTGATGACCGTGTTGGCAAGTTTGGTGAAAAGCAGATAGTCGGCTTCTATGGCGATGTTCGTGTCTGGCACTTTGGCGTAAACATGAACCGACGCAACCTTCTGAATGTCCACAGGTTGTCCGCTCCAAGGTTCTAACACGAGAATGTAATAGGTGTTGTCACGACCCAGCACAAAATTCACTTCGTCTTCGTAAAGTTTGACCCGCATAAAATCACCCCTTAAAGTCGGGGGTCACTTTGTCCGTTAAGCCCGATGAACTTGCTCGTCAACCCAGTGGTCCACATCAGGTGACAATCCATTGAACGGCGGAACTGTAATTGCAATGTCTTCAAACACTAAGTCGCCAGTTTCATAATCATAATACCACCAGCGCCAAACCTTTGTCAATGAATAACGGTCAAAAGCCACCGATAGAACTTCCACATCGCCTCTATCACCCAATAAATATCTACTGTCCCGTATCTCAAAATGTCGCTCTGTCACTGTTCCCGTATCCCTTACGACATAAATACGAATGTTTGCACTGCGACTGGCAATGTTAGCACCGTCTATGTAAAGTTTCACTTGCCAAGTTACTACATCTTCGTTTCCATTGCCTTCCGTGCCATTACCACCACTACCGTCGCCTGTGTCATTGCCACCATTTTCACCAGTTCCACCACTACCTTCGCCTCCCGTGTCATTACCGCCACTATCGCTACCTTCGCCTCCCGTGCCATTACTGCCACTACCACTGCCTTCACCTTCCGTACCATTATTACCACTACCACCGCCTTCGCCTCCCGTGCCATTACCACCACTACCTCCACTACCGCTGCTTTCATCTCCCGTGCCATTACCGCCATTACTGCCACTACTACCACTACCGCCACTACCATCACCAGTGTGAAACTGCAAACAAGCAATCTCCAACCAAAAGACTAAAAGACGGTTCAAATCCTCCTCCGTTCGCATCACAATTCCAATCATCTCATCCCTCCTCCCCTTACGGCACCGTTTGGACACCCCACTCTACATCCCTCAGTTGGTTAAACGAAACGAAGGGAAGCAAAACCCTGGTGATGTACCCAAAGACCCCTGTGACATCACTTTGGACACCCACTTGGGGTTGCCAAGCAACCTCACTCCCTTCCCAGCGGGTCAGCAAGGCTAACTTGGAAGGAGGCAGGGTTTGGAAATTAACCCACGCCGTCATCTGTATCCCTACCAGCACGGGTTCTGGCTCATAAATGGGTGTGTCTATTTTCCATAACTCTCGGCGGTTTGCTGCATTCGTCCAAATATACTCAGGGTCATTCGCAGGGTGAGACACCCAACCGTCTCGGACTGCCTCTACATGCCCTGCCCCCGTCACATTCCACTCCATCACTGTCGCCCGAACAGGAAGGAGGGTGTCTACTATGATAGGTCCGATAGGGCTGGACGGATAAATGCCATCCACCAGCACCAGATACAGGTCATCTAAGGCATGCATCGGTATCAGGTTGCCTGAAGCGTCTTTGTAGGAATAATTAGAGAAGACCCACAAGTAAAGATTGTTCATGTTGGGCGGAGGCGAAACGGTTATCGTTCCTGAAGCCAAACTATCAAACTCTAATTGGTCACTATCATCATACGCCCGTAACTCTATCGTCAGTTGTCCCGCAGCGTTCAACACCAAATGGGCTTCCCAGAAGTTTCCAAGATGGGGTTGGGGCTCTTTATATGGGAAGGTGAAGTCGGGGGTAGAGACGAAATTAGTGTGCTCGCTTAGTCCCCACCCAACAGCATCTCGGTTCCAACTACCCCCTTGGAACCCCACCATACTTCCATCCGACGCCACCATCACTCCCCCTATGAGACGAGACCCTGTCTCTGTCGGCTTCCCTTCCCAGACCGAACACAACAGGGCGGGGGAAGCACCCGTGCGGTAAAACCGAGCCCCTACGATGACATCCAAGGGAGACATAAAGGGGAGTTTCGTGGCGACATTCATCGGGGCACGGATAGTCCCGCTGTTGGGCTGGAGTTGGAGAAGGTTGGCACTAGTCGGTTCCATCGCAAAAGGCACAATCGGTAAGCCCCACTTGGGCACTATCGGCACTAACGAGTTATCTAAACCTGGCTTAAACCATTTTATGTCAAATCCCTCTATGAGCCATAACGACATCCTTGGTCACCTCACTGTCGTTTCCGAAGAAGAGGTTGCTTGGGGTCAGGATACTGGGTCACTTTTTGACGCTCCAGAGAGGGAGTAATTTCGTGGACAGGTAGGTCTTTGGTGAGATGGTCTCGTGGCATCCTGCGGTTCCCATAAACATTGAACCCAGGGGCGTCCTTCTCACTCTCGTTGTAGTTCCCGATAATCTTAACGGGGCGCTTTGTCTCCTTCGCCATCACGAACTCACGCTCCTTTCGGTCCCAAATCTGTCACCCAACGCACCCGTTGAAGTCGTTCCGAATTTTTCGGGAACGACACCAAATAGGCATAAGCGAAGGGAACGGAATGCAATCCCGTCAGAAAGCGCTTGATGAACACCGCCTTGGGATGTCCTTCCCGTGCCATCACCTCTTCAGGCGCCACAACCCCGTTAGACAAAAAGACCGCCAAGCAGAAGACCCGTCCCAACGCTGTGCCCACCTTGAGATAGTAAGGTTGGTTCAGCAAAGACATCGCACTCTGGTGGGTTTGTTCCGCCCATTCCAACAGTTGGGTTACAGCGTCCCAGGCTTGGTCAACTAATTTCTGCGACCCCCACCAAAACATTGCCAATTTGTTCCACATCGTCCGTCACCTCACGAACAATTATGGCTCACTCACCCAACCCTTGTAACACTCCCTCAAGGTCAACGGCAGCCCCTGGTTCGGTCGCATGCCCTGTGGCAGCAGCGGCTTCCGCTGTCGGCACCTCTTCACCCTCACCCCCACCACCTTCTGTTGCTGTGGGGGGTAAAACTGGGGTTGGCGTCGGCGCTAACACTTCATCGGGTGACCACCCATACGCCTCCACAATCTTCCGCAACAACATCGTCCAGTTGATTTGTTGGGCAAACGCAGGGATTTGAGCGGCAATCTGGACGAACTCGTTGATGCGTGCCAACTCTTGCGCCTTCGTCAATGCCATGCTCATCCCCCGCACTTGGAAGCGATATCCGCCCCGCACCAACGCCTCCCGCTCCTCTGCCGACAACGACATCAATCGGCGCAAGGTCGGCGACATATCCCCCAAAGCATTCAACATCTCCTCATCCGCCAAATCAGGCAATACCTGCATCGCCACCTGAAACACTCGCTCCAACAACGGCTCCATAAAGTTACTTTCCACCATCCGCCCCATTTCCTCAATCGCACTGAAGGCATGCGCCCGTGCCGTCATAACCTCCGTCGCTGTCGGACGACCCCGACTGCTCAAATACCCCAAGACCGTCTCTGTGACCCCAAACCCTTCTAACAAATACCGCTCCATCAACTGTAACATAAAACTGGCGGCGGACGGCATCTTCCCTAACTGAACAGGGGTAATAATCGGGTCAGTGCCCTTCCGTCGCAAAATTTTCCCCGACCATATCTCATCCAACTCCTTCACATCCTCCACCGCAAACTCGTTCACCTCAAACAAATTCACCGCATCAAATATCGCCCCATCTATCATCGCATTCACCAATCTCGTGTATTCCCGCTGTAAGTCCACGAGGAAATCGGCGACGGCAAGGGGATAGACGGCTTTGGACGGCAACGGGGAAAAGGACGACCACACAAAGGGCGGTTTCTGATGCCAATAAGGGTTCGGCATCGGTCCTTTCAACAACACGAAATCGGGTAACTCCGTCCCATCCGCCCCCACCACTGCCCCGAAAATCGCCCAAATATTCCGATGCAACAACTGCCCCTGCTCGTCCCACCAATCCCCCCAATACTCAAACAGCATGAACATCGGACGCTCCTTCGGCGTCTTCAACGGCGTCTCTACCTTCGCTAAATGCCCCTCCCCCTTCGCAATCAACTTCTCTACTGCCTCCCGCTCCAATAACTGCAAATCCACAAAGTCATACAAATCCGACTTCTCCACCAAAATCCGCTGTATCACAAACTTGTTCAACCCCGTCGGGTCTAAGTAGAAATCCCAAGGGTCAACCAACTCCAATCTGATGGTGTAACTGTTCCGCTCCACTGACCGAATTTTGTTGTCTTCTCCCACCACCACATGCGTCACCTTCCGAGGCGCCACATACACCTTCATCACCACCAACCCATACAACAACCCCATCTTCGCTAACCTCGTGAATTGCTCGTCTAAATTGTTCCGCTCCACAATATACTGAACCATCCGCTGAATAACCGCTGCGTTCGCAATATCCTCTAAACGGGACGAAGGGGTTGTCACCGTGAAGAACTGCTGATTTTCCACCAACATCCGTCGGAGATATTGCGCCACGACATCCACATTGCGGGTCAACCGAGGCACATAGGCTTTCGCCTGGTGCGCACTCTTAAACCCAAAATCATACCGACACTCATACGCCGCCTGCGCTATCTTCCACCGTTCCTCTGCCCCTGCCCGCCCTTCCTTCGCCATCCGCAATAACCGCTTGAAAGTCTCCTCATACTTCCCCACTTCCTGCTTCAACTCTACCGCCATCGCCCCCAACACAAACGGGCTCGGCGGCGCTAACTGAGGACGAACCTCCACCTCTACCCTCGGTAAACTCTCCAACATCGGCATCAATTGCGTCCAACCCTCAATGCCTTCCATTCTTGCCTCACCTGACCCTGAAAGTCTCCATGTAAGTTAATCCCCGAGGCATCGGAAATTCGCTGCTCGGTTCACCCAACGGTTGCCATGTCCCTGCCCCTATCTTACGGTTCAATCCAATCGCTAAATAGCGTAACGCATCAAACAAATGTTCGTAAATCCCCGTCTTCTTCGGCTTCTTCCCATTCTCATCCCACACATACCCGCTCCGAAATCCCTCTATCAACAACTTACACTCCTCGCTCACCCTCAACAACGGCTTCCCCATCACTAATCGGTCCATCAAAGTTTGCAACAACATGAGCCCTCCCTCTACACTCCCCCCTAACGCAGGCACAGGATTAAGCCCATGCTCCCGCAATATCTGCGCCCTATCCACCCGAACAATATCCGTCGTGTAGGTGCTATGCGGGTCGTGATAATCCACTAACACCCGCTTCCCCCCAAACCACTCCATGTCCTTCCGTTTCAACCGCTGAGCAAACGCCTCCAACGGCTCACTCTGCCCCAAATACTCCCCCACAATCACTAACCTGCTCCACTCGTCCAAAGCACCCCAAACCGCCGCAGGTCGGTAAAACCCAAAATCTATCCCCCGATATAAACTCGGCACCCCCTGCAATATCTCGTCCACCTCCTCCTTCGGCACAATATGCAACTCAGGATTGAAATTCGGGAAAATAACCGCCCCGCTTCGGTCCGCCCCCATCTCCCCCAAAATATACTTGCGGTAATCCTCCCCCTCAAATAACCCCTCCAACATCTTGATGTAATCCGACGACAAATACGGGTTATCGTAAGTCTTCGCCCGCACGATACTAAAATCACCCCCTCGGTTAAACCACTTGTATATCCAATGCCCATACGCTGGCGGCGTCGTCGTCAACCACGCCCGCCGAGGTCCCACAGGATGCCGTAACCGCCCCAATAAGGTCACCCAAAACTCCTCCTCTACCTCTACCGCCTCGTCTATGTAAAACCATCCCAAATTCATCCCCTCCAACTTCCTCTTGTCATCCAACGACATGTAATATATCACCGACGGCTTCCGCCACTGCGGTAACCCCATCTCCACCTTCCCCTCCCGCTTGTTGTGTGACCACACCAACTCCCACGGCATTAAATCAAAAAGCACACTCAAAGTCGTCTGAACTAACTCCCGAAAGGTCTTCCTCGCCACTAACCCACTCGCCCCCTCATACATCAACGACACCCGTATCGCCTCCAAACACCCCGCCGTCGTCTTCCCACACCCCCACCCACCAATAAACGCCCGAAACCGTGCAGAATTTTCCAAAAACTCCCGCTGCTTCTCCGTCACCTCATACTCCCGAACCATTCTATCGCCTCCCTCCCTCTAACTCCACAGGCTTCAACGCCCGCACATTCACCCCCTCCAAATCTATCACCTCACTCCGCTCCCCCAATACTCGCCCATCACTCGGCTGCCACCCAAAAATAATCCGCACCTCCCGCCGCTCCTCCCCAACCTGCCGAACCATCACCTTCTCACTCCATCGCTCTGGCTCCCGTGATACCAAAAACTTCACCGCCCCCGTCACACTCCCCTTCCTCGCCCGCTCTATTAACTTCCCCTCCACTATCACCTCCATCCCACGACGCCATCGCTCCATAAAATCACAAAACTCCTCATCCTCTAACCAATCCCCTAACTCACTCACCGCCACATTCAACGCCTGACACGCCTCCTCCACCGTATAACCCTCGTCCAATAAACGCATAAACTCCCGCCTCTTCTCATGCGCCTGAACCTTTCTCCGTGACATCTCGCTCATCACCCAACCCAATTCTATCACATCACCAACCTCTTTTGACATATTGGAGCACAAAGGGGATTAAAGGGGCGGGGGGCGGGGGTGGGGCATTCGCCGTGCGGGGGCGCTGGGGCATGGCGCTGATGCGGGGCGCTGATGCGGGGCGTGGCGTCGGCATGATGGCGTGGCATCGTGGCGTGGCATCGGCATGGCGTCGGCACGGCGATAGCGTAGCGTGGCATGGCGATAGCGTGGTGTGGCGCACAATGATGACGGCATGACGCACAATGGCGCTATTGGCGCACAATGGCGATAGCGCTATCGGCAACAATGACGCAACAATGGCGCACAATGGACGCTATGGGCAAAATCAACAAAGCAAAATTATCGGACATTTTTCGTCATGCGGGACGCTATCTTGCAGGACGCTATGGTGCGGGGCGCTATCTTGCGGGGCGCTATGGTGCAGGACAATTGCGGGGCGACAATGACGGGGCGTTATGTTGCGGGGCGTCATGGGGCGATAATGGCATTTTGGTGCGCATAACGCTATGCGTTTATCTTTTAGCAACGATGACGGTAACGGCAACGATGACGGTAGAGCGGTAGGGCGGTAGAGCGGTAATGCGGTAGAGCGGTAGAGCGATAGCGATAGAGCGGTAATGCGGTAAATGATGACGGTAATGGATGATGGCGTTATGGGGCACAAAAACAAAAATGCCCTGCCGTCACGCTGGACGGCAGGGCGGGGCGGGATTGGAGCGCTAGGCAGGCTATTGGCTTATTGTTGGGCTAATTGTTGGGCGTATGTGCGGATGTTGTTGGCAAGTTCGTCCATGTATTGGGCAATTTGTTGCCAAATACATGAACGCATTGATGGATGGATAATGTTGTCAATGGCAGAGCCAACCTCATCCCATAGCCATTGGGCGATTTTCTCGTGAACAATGTTGGCGATAGCGTCAACGATTGTATCTTGCAGTTCGTCAATGTTGAGTTCGTCAATGCACGCCATAATGTTCACCTCCATTGATTGTGGGCAGGGCAGGCGGTTGACCTGCCCTGCCGTTTTGTGCGTCAAATTTCGTCGGCGCTATGGGCGACAAATTTGCTGCGACCTGCACGGGATGATAATGGGACAATGCGCAAGCGCAAGATAACCTGCAATTTGCCGTTGCGGTTATAGCGTTGTGCGACCAGCACGACCTTTGCGTTGTCGGCGGTGAACTGGAAGTCTTTAGCGACTTGTTGGGCACGCTGAAGCGCTTTATCTTGCGTAGCGCTATCAGCGACGGTGATATATGTGGTGACTTCTTTGC